TTTATGATACTTTTACAAACGCAAACATTTTTACTGGTGATATTCAAGAGTTCGATTGGTCAGGGAAATTAAGAGTTGTTTTAATCGATCCGGGTTTTAATCATCCAACAGGAATATTAGATGGCGCGGTTGACTTAGTGCATGGTGAACTTTGGTTTTTACAAGAAAGGCTTATTGATTTCAAAACAGAGTATATAGGTCAAAAATCACTTGCTACGATTTATATGGAGTTTTTAAAAATAGTCAGAGGTGCTAAAGATAGAGCGAGCCCGGAGTTTGTGATTATCGACCCAAGTAAACCAGAATTAATTGAGTTTATACAGAATTTTGGGTTCTCGGTTTATGAGGCGAATAACCAAAACTGGGCAACGGACAGAAAAGATAAAGAGATTAGCGAAGAAATAACCGCAAGAGAATTAAGAGGTATTCCTTTAGTTCAAACAGCATTTGCTAAGTTAAAGATTCATATACATGAGAGTTTGACAAATTTAATACATCAAGTTGGTTCATATGCTTATGTTAAAGATGACAAGAGCGGCAAAGATAAGTTACCGACATTAAATGATGACTTAGTAGTTTTATTAAAATACGCAGTTAACACATTAGGAATAAGACCATCAATGTGGGAATATGATAACGAGGAGAAAAAGAATGAGAGAAGCGAGTTATCGAGAAATGGTAATGAGAAAAGTGAAGAACGGAACGTGGAAAGGGCGCTTGCCAGCCTTTTTGGCAGACAAGAACCAAACTTCTACGAGCAAGAAGAAGAACAATTCTTCGCGAACGGAAACTCCGATTTCTTCTCATGATATACCAGTTATAACAACAGAGTTATTAGATAAAGTGGCGGATAATCAATTAAATATGCAATATAATTTTTATTATGATAAAGATAAACAAAGCAGTATGTTATTTGACAGCATTTCTGACTTGCCTTTGACAAATACAGGCTCAATGGATCCAAATAGGGCTATAGGTATTAGAAATTCACGTTGGATTACTTTCAATATACCGGCTATTGACGCTTTATCTAGGTCAAATCCATATGTAAGAAAAGCTTCAAAATATCTTGCTACAAAAGCTTTGCAGAATGGAATTGACTTAAATAGCCCAAGAAATCAGTTGTCGTCAGAAGAAGAGTTGATAGTACACGAGTTTTTGAAAAAGCAATATGGGGCTAAAAGAGATGTATTATCGAAAGGGTATATATACGGTGGTTCAGCTGGGCTAATGTGGTTTTCAGACCAACAAGACCCAGAGAGTTTAAAAAAACCATTGATTATAAAAGATATTAAAAAAGGCTCATATCTTGGCGTTAAACCACTTGCTAGATGGTTTCAAGTAGAACCAGCGTTAGATAAAGGGCTTATCAAAAAAGTAGGACCAGGAACAGGCTTCAGTAAAGCAAACAAAATTGGTATGCCAATGTATTACCATGTTAATTTAAGCGGTGGGCTTGCAGGCGACCAAACAAGAGGTGAGTTTTTAGTTCACGCAAGCAGATTGTTGCTTTACAACGAAGACCAACCATCATTCATTGAAACACAAATTGAAAGATTTTGGGGTCCATCAAGTATTGAAGTTGCTTGGAATGACTTATCAAAAGATAGTAGGTTATGGGGAGCGGTTACAAAGAGCGCTGAGAAGAATAATATTGGAGTATTGAAAATCAACGGTTTGGCTTTGGCAACCCAAGTTAACGAGAATGTCTTAAATCGTTTTGAGGCAAGAATGGCATTGATGAAAAACGGTAGTGCAAATAATGTAATTCCAATTGATGATAAAGACGATTTCCAATTTGTATCGAGCAATTTTGCTGGTATGAATGAGATATTAAGAATCAATAATAGCAGGGTTGCAGGTGCATATCGTGTTCCAGTGGGGTTATTCTTTCCAACAAGCGAAGGCGATGATGAGGACAAATCTTATATGGCCAGTCATACCGAGTTAGTAGATAATCAAAATCGTATTGTTAGAGATTGGTATGATGTTGAATTGGCGGTTATTATTAAAAGTGAGATAGGCAGGACTATTAAAAACCTAATGTATTCGTTCAACCCTATCGAAAATCAAACACAAAAAGAACGTGCTGAAATGGCAGAAATCAACTCTAAGACAATAAAGAATCTATATGAAATTGGTGCAATAGATAAGGCAAGTTCTATTAAGATGACTGATGTTATTGGTAAAGACCCATCGTATTTATCACAAAACATTAACGAAAAATATCGTGAATATGTATTGAACAACGCCAAATCAGGCAATTTTGAAACATCGAATAGCGACCAAATTGAAGTTGCCAAAACACTTAATCAGTTAAAAGGCGATGATGAAAAAGGTCTTGCTGGGGTTTCAAGTCCACAAAGTAAAATAGAGGGCAAATTAAAAGGTGGCGACCCACAAGTCAAAAAGAAACCACTAAAAAATCAAAATCTCAATCCTGAAAAGGATAAAAAATAAAGGTTGGTGATATAGATGATTGTAGGAAACAAAGACTATGGGATAGTCAATTACAACATCAAGGATAGTGTCGGTCAGTTTACCTATAAGGTCAAGTTATCAGACCATATAGATTATGACAAAAGCACTGGGTATCTATATTGTATTGACGCAATTGTAGGTAATGTAGGAATTCAGATTTACAGGGGGAGTGAACTTGGGTTTGCCGATGGCAATAGGATTGTAAAAGTTCACCGCAAAGAGGAATATATTTTCGCAGAAGATAGCTTGGAAAGTTTGAAAGGTAAACCAATCACTTTGGAACATCCGCAAGAGATGGTAACAAGCGAAAACATACGAGAATATGGAATGGGAACGATATTAGATGTCGGCAGACGTGAAGGCGATAATATCTTATGCAATTTGGTAATACACGATAAAAACCTTATCGATCGAATTGCACCCGAAGATGAGGACGGCAATAGAGCAATATCTGATGAGTTTAGAGATTTATCATTAGGATATAATGCAAAGTTGTTGCCTTATGAAGACACAGATGAATATGTCCAAACAGACATTGAGTATAATCATCTGGCAGTCGTAAAGACAGGAAGAGCAGCAAATGCGATTATCAGAGATAGCGCAGAAGAAAAAAAGGAGAAAAAGCCTATGAAATTTTTTGATTGGCTCTTGGGCAAAAAAATTAAAGACAATGAAGATGGAACAATTACTGTTTTAGATGATGACAACCCAGAGAGAGTGGTTGCAAAAAGAGAAACGATTACCAAAGAAGAGTATGTTGACCCATACGAACACGATAAAGTAATCAAAACCGAAACGACTATCAAAACAGTAACTAAAGAAGATGATGGTCCAGACGCCGAAATTGAAGATGAAAATGAAAATGAAAAAGGAGAAACGATTATGAAAGACAAAGCGTATTTTGCACAAGCATTTAAAGATGCACAAGCATTGCCAGAAGGTCCTTTCAGAGATGACACTATTAAAGCGTTGAATGATGAGTATCTTGAGTTATTCCCAAGAGAAATCAAAGACGAAGAACCAAAAGTTAGTGTTACTGACAGCCTAAAGGTAACAAAAACAGAAGATAATGTAATTATCAAAGATGAAAAGAAAGACAGAATTGATTTTGATGCATTGGAAAAAGAGAGTATGGAATACTATGATAAGTTGACCAACCCTGAAAGCCGTTTCCATATGGATCACGCCGCTTGGGAAAAGTTCTTTAAATCAGAACAACGTTCAGGCAAATCAAGTTTGAATCTTTAAGAAGAGGGAGAGTAAAAGATTATGAGTGCAAGATTATTCACATATGGCAAGTTGAAAAGAATTGCAACACAGCCAGGAACTAATCATCTACCAGGTTCATATTTTGCAGCATATGGTGTTCAATATGGCGCAGGAGCGTGGAATAATACCGCTAACAATACAGAACCAGGTGAAGTAGTAGAAATCGCAGCAAGTTCAGATAAAGGTTATACAGTCAAAAGAGCGACATCAAGCCTTACATTGAACACAGCAGCAATTGTAGTAAGAGATATTATGGGCGTTAGAACATTGGCAAACGGAGTTTTGGAAGAGTTTGTTCCAGGAGTTCCATTGACAGTTATTCCAGCAACAACACCTCATGGTTGGTCTATCGTAGTACCAATCGTAGCAAATGAAACCGCAGCAGCGGGTGGCGCAGTATATGTAGGTTTGGGAACAAACAATACCGTATTAGGCGGTATTTATGCTAACGCTCAAGGCACTAATGGTGCAGATAGTATCGCATTGACAGGTTGGACATTTGGCGGAACAAAATTCGCACCAACATTGAACACCTCAAGTTATGCGGTAGTTATCAAGAAATATTAGGAAAGAGGTAGAAGATTATGATTATGTATGACAGCCCTTATACTTTCAATGATGCTAATCAAAAAGCGAAATTCCGCAATGTGAGTTTGAGAGAGTATGTTCTCACACAAGAAAAGATGATTGAAGACCCTAGAATGAAAGGTTTCCTTGATTCACAAACATTAGCATTATCAAAAGCAAGAACAGTTCAATTTAAAGATGGTGCGGAAGGACAATTCGCTTATAACGGATTTACCGTACTTGATTTAAATATTAGAAAACCAATGTTCAACGTATATGCAATGAAACACGTTCCACATATCTATGGTGGCGGTGCAACAGAACTTGATAAAGGTTTCTTCTTCAACTATGCAACCCAAAAAGGTCGTTTAGCAAGCGGAAACAACAACAAGGTAAATCTTGTTAAGAGTAATGTAGAAACGTTGCAAGCGCCTATCGAGCCTATCACATTAGGATTATTTGTAGGACAAATTGACTTAATGAAAGCTCAAACAATCGGTTATGATGTAATCGGTGTTGAAGGCGAAGCAGTTCGTTACTCATATCAAGTTGAGTTAGACAAATTTGCTTTCGTAGGACATAGAGGAATTGATGGTTCATCAACAGATGGTTCAACAATGGCTCGTGGTTTAATTAACCAAGCGTCAACCGATGTAACAATCACAGACTTAGAAACAGCAACAGGTTATGATTTTGTATCAACATCTCACAAGAAATTTGAAGTTATGTCAACTGGCGAATTAGTCAATTTAATTATTGGCGAATATAACAAATATGCAGAAGCAGTTGTTTACTCACCTGACAAATTGCCTAACAAATGGTTGATTTACCCTTCATTGTACGCGTCGTTAGTAAAACCAGCGTATATCTCGAGTTCAGCTGGAACAGTTTACAAATCTCATTTAGAGTATTTGAAAGCGCAGTTGAATGAAGTGGCTACAGGTTACGGTGGTCCAGAAGTTATGATTGATGTATTACCATACTTAGCACCAACAGCTCAAATGACAGCATTCGACAGTCTATTAAACGAAGATGGAACTAACAACACAGGTAGAACGATTCTTTATCGTCAAGACCCTTACTTATTCCGTTCAAGATTAGCATTAGACTTGACACCAGGCGCTATGATTTATGACCCAGCTAATAACGGTTATCGTAGAAATTACGTTGCATTTATTGGAACACCGTTGGTATTTTATCCAACAGCAATTAGATATATTGACAACGGAACTACAACATCAGCTGGATAGAATGATTTATTGAGTGAGGGAAACCTCGCTCTCTAATATAAGCGTATTAGTTAAAATTAGTATGCTTATAATAGAGAAAATAGACAAATATAAGGAGAAAAGATATGCAATATTTACCATATGAGGGTTATTCATATTATGTTGATAGTGATAGTTTTTATCACTTTAACGTAATTGTGCCTTATGCTTCATACAATTACAGAGTAGAAGTAATTTCACCAGTTGAGCCAGAGGTAACAACAACTACTACAATACCAACAGTTACATTGGCAGATGTCAAAAAATGGGTAAATAGTTTTGAGGGATTGATTGATGATGAAAACAGTCGATTATTTCCTCTCTTTATATTGTTAAGAGATATAGCAAAAGACTTTATTGTGTATAACCTATGTGATAATAAGAATCAATATATTCGTATAGTATCTTATTATATTGCGCATAATATGGAATTGCATATTAAAGCGTTAAAAGACCAAGAAAATAGAATGTCAATGGTCGCTGAACAAAAAGACGAAGCAAAAGATATGGAAGAATTCAAGATTACGTTAGTTGACAATCATTATGGAAATTATAAGCAAACAATTTGGGGTCAAATGTTTTGGACTTTATACGGGCACTTATCCAAGTTTAACATTGGCTATGGCGTTTATTAAAGGTGGTGTGAGATATGGCTATTTCGAGTTATGACATTTTAACAAGACCATTTGATGATGATTATATGGAGTATGATTACACTGAAAGTAGATATGTACCTTTGGTAAAAGGCATTATGAAAGACGCTTATGTCAATTTGATAATTGATTGGGGTAGCGAGGCAAACGCACAATCCTATCTTGATTTATTAAGTAGAGTTGTATATGAAACAATATTGAGTTTCAAAGATGTCAAGTGGCGATTACATATGCTTTACTATATGTCGCACTCAAAAAAAGCAAGATTGGCTCTAAGAAAGATATTCAGTGATAGTGTTTGGTACAATCGTAGAGATGGCGGTTTCTTAATGGCTTATAACAGCGGTGCAAACCTTAATCAAGGCAAATTGATTGAGTTTGGCATAGATAAGGCTTTATCACCTATTGCTAAACAGATTTGCAAAAACACTTATCTAGGCACAAGGGTTTTGCCAGTGGATTTAAATACAAATCAGACATTTACCACATTAGCATTATTATTGGCATATCTTGTTGCGCAAGGTTATATCACAAGCGATCAAAGTGATGTGGTTACAGCAAGTGAAGATTTAGATGATTTGCCATATCATGAAGATTATGACATTATTACACTTGATAGTGGTTCGTATTTGTTTAGAGATTTAACGACAATAAAAGACGCTATTGAAGATATGAAGATTTACAATACATCGACAGGAACGTGGTAATATGGGAAAATACGGTGGGAACTTAACAGATTTTGGACAGACAAACTCACTTTATGGCAAGAACATAGAGGCTTATTACCGTGCGCCAAAGGGTGAATATGATTTTTCAAAAGAGTTAGAAGATTATGATAGTGGTGAGTTATCAGGGCAAGCGTTGCTTGATTTGATACCTGATAATTGGTATGAAGAAAACAACAATGATTACTGGGAAGATGAGAAAACGCATTTTTGGGGTAAAGACGGACAAACAAACGCTTATGTAAAACGTGGTGTTGATGATGAAATTGTAGAGCCTTTAGACCGTATGCAAGCAGACAAGTTTACTTGGTATTTTGCAACAGATGACAACCACTTATATTTCAAAGCTGGTGGTAAGATATATGCACGAGGTAGAGAATGGTTTTTACTAAAAGTAATCACGCAAGACAGCACCTCATCAACGACAAACAAATACAACGCTATGGACACAAACCCAGATAACAAAAGACTATTACAATTTGGGCTTAAAACGTTAGTTTTGGTTTAAAAAGCATAAAAACAAGCAAAAATCAGCATTTTATGTACTTTAATTGACAAAAAGTGTCAATTAGCGGAATGATAATCTGGAATAACGAGGTATCCAAATGGACTTTTATATTGATGTTCCACCAGAGGTTTATGAGAAAATAAAAGACCTTGACCCAATGATAGGAAGTTTAGCTTGGAATATTGCGGTTATGTTAGCACCGTATGATACAGGGAATCTACGTAGCGCAATAACAATGCCAAGTAATACAAGTAAGAAAATCAATATCAGATACAATTTAATGAGAGCAAATTATATTAAGTTCCTTGAATTAGGGGTAGGCCCTGTTAAGAAATATAAAGATTTCATTAACGTTAAAACAAGAATGGCTATTATAGAGCAACTCATAGCGTATTTAAAGACTGGCAAGAAACCATACGTTTCACGTGTTCCATTCGTTCAATTAAGAACAAGCCAAAGTGTATTCTCACAAGAAAGAGCATTTTTAAGACAAGCAAATATGAACACGAGTGCTATTACCGCAAAAGCAAGAGGTAAGATAGCGAGAATTAGAGAAACACAATATAGACAAGCAAACAATATCAAATTATCAAATATGAGCGGTCAGAGAGTTGAAACACAAGTTTGGAGTAACAAAGCTATTAAAGGAACAACAAAAGGAATTAGTGTGCTGAATCAGATTTATAAAGAATTGAGAGGGTAGTTATATGTCAAGAGGGTTTACAATTAAAGAAACAGATGTATATAGACTTATACTTGAAGAATTAAATAACAATGCCTTTTCAAGCAAATTGAGTTTTTCAATGGCAGATTGGGTAATGGGCGTTGACAGCGAAGGACAACCTAACGGACTTTTAATCAATAAATTAGCACTTACTAAAAACGATTTATCAAGATTTGATATAAAAGAAACGTTTAGTGAATCTACATATATGACAACTGAAACACCTTTTGTAGCATTTTCAGTAGGACCTTTAAACGGCGAATTTATAGCATTACCAACTATCAAAGATGTAGTTTATGACCCAACCTTAACATTTCTTGTATGCGCAGATAATATCAATGTTCAGAGAATGATTACGCTTGCGCTTGAAGAAATACGTTATCGTTTGATACAGTACGAGAGAGTGTGGAACGCTTCGTACATGGACTTAGATAATTTAGCAAGCACAACAAAAGTTACTGAAACGCTTAAAGTTATTATAACAAGCGGCACAATAGATTACGGCGATATAATCCAAATCAATGGGAAACAATATCTTACATACACATTACCGCTCACAATTAGAATGACTAACTTCGGTGAGTTTGCTAACCAGCAAAAGATATATCTCGGAACAAGCGATATATTAGAAACGGGTTCAACTAAAATGTTTCTTTTAGAGCCTGATGAATGGCATTGGGGTACAGCAAGAGGAACAGAAAGTGTTATGTTTTTACCTGATTTAGCAAGCGCAGGGTCAACAAACAACAAAGAAATTAAGAGTGTTGTAAAAAACAAAGGTTTCTCATTCACATTAGATTTGCAATTAGATCTGTATGATAGTACGGTAGGCGAATTGCATAAATGGCTTTACAAAGATAGCATACAAGAAAAATTAGTTGAGCCAATTATGACATTGAAAGTTGAGTTTTACAGATACAATAGTGTAAGTGAAACATTCGTAATAGATAGTGATTTGACAACAACAAGAACAATGGCTTTGACACAAAATCAGCCAAACGAAAGTATGAGTAAAGGCGATAAATTAGTTCATACATTAGTTCTAACACCAATTTATAATAGTTAGGAGTGAGAGCGGATGGAAGATGCTAATATTTATATACGTAATGGGCTTGGTGGCAAATCAGGCGCAAAACAAAAATTAAGCGCTAAAGGTAGTATAAAACGCATTAAAAGTACAATGGATATAAGCAAGATGACAAAAAAAGCGGCGAGTGAAATTGGTGGCGCAATAGGGCAAATGAATAGTGGTAGCGGTAGCAATTTAATATCCAAAAGTTTAGGAAAAGTGGGCGGAACAGTAGCGGTAATTGGTTCAGCAATTATGTTAGCTGATAAAATAGCGTCATTTGGGATTAACCTTAAAGAAGCAAAAACTGGCGAACAAGTATGGGCACACAACGCAAGAACAACTAAAAATACAATTCTATCACTAGGCACAAATTATCTTTATGGCGCAATTCAGAATGAAATATTCACAAAGAAAGTAATAAGCAGACAAAATTATGGTCTTGATTATGGTAGAGAGTTATACAATATCAATAATGAAGGTCAGAAAAATAAGAGAATATAGAACATAGGAGAGAGTGAAATATGCCATTCTTATATGAATTTTATCTAAATAAAGTCAAATTGAGTGGCGTTGAGGTTGGTTTCAGTCATTCAAGGAAATGGGAAGAAGCACTTGATGAAGCCAAACTTTCAATACCGTTCTATACAAGTGAAAGCCCGTTCTCACAATATGGTTTAATGGAAATAACGATACAAGAAGTTGATAATTATACAGATTTAACAGAGATAGCAACGGAAACGCTTGAAATGCTTGTTATTTCAGACCTTGTGAGCCTTTCTTCGCAATACGGTAGATATAGACACGATATTACGTTAGTTGAATACACGGCAAAATTAGACGCTTATATCATGGCTTCGTTAGCAAAGACAAGAGATGTTGAAACAAATACAATTGCGAAGTTTGAGTTGACAGATGAAAGCAATGGTTTAATATCAGCGCCAAATGAAACAGCAATTTACTCGGTCTTTTGGTTGCCGAGTTTCATACCAAATACAACGTATTATACAGATACTACTTATACCTTTTCGCAAGTAAGCCAAAGCAAGTTGATATATGAAAGAGATGCAACTTATATAGATAATGGACCGTATATAAATTGCCCAACTGTGTTTAGAATTTATGATGTAGAGAATGAAACATATTCAAGTTGGTATGAAATAAGTAATGAAAGTATTGATATTACATTTGATACGGTAGGAAATTATTATATCGAATATGGTTTTCAAGCTACTCAAAGTTTCATATCGTGGTATCCAACGACAGTAAATCATACGGCCGGCTATTATCCAATATTTAGGTTTTATATTACTGTTTTAGAGTATTACCAATTAACAATGTGGGATGTCTTAGATTCTATACGCAGTAATGTTAGTAAGGGTGGCGGAATTGAAAGCGAATATTACTATGAAGATACAAGAATATTTGATATAGATTCTAGTTACGAAACATATTTAAAATCAGTTGAAGTTCCACAAATGTATTTAGAACAAGCAACAGCAAGGCAAATGTTGATTTTTGCTTTATCATACATTAACGCCTTGCCAAGACTTGAATACAACGAAGATGGTTTAGACAACTTGACTTTAGAAAAGTTTAATCTCTCAACAGGCGATTACACGAAAGAAGATATTGTTGAACAAAGCGGACATCAAAACATAAACCAAATCGGTACAAGGTCTTATTCACCGCTTAACCAAGTTTTACCTAATAATATGGACGAGCCAACAACTTATGCGCCGACACAAGATGGGCTAATGCAAGTAAGAGCGGACAATTTACAAATAACAGATTCTTCTTTCTCTATTAAATTACCTAAAGAAATATATACTCCTAAAGATTTAGAAATATATGTTCCTAAGATTTCATTCTCTTGTAGTGTTGTAGATGGTTTTGATATTCCTGATTTAGAAGATTTAGAAATATCGCTAATTACAAGACTTATCAATATTGAAGAATGGAAACTCAAATATGTAACAGACAACTTCCCAAGCATTACAACTAAAGCATTTTATGATTATGACATCGGTTTAAGATTAAATATGGTTGATAACCTTTACTGGGAATTAGGCGCAAAAAAAATACA